GTCAACATTCCAACCAGTAACGATGTCAGCATCGATGCGTTCCCAGAACTCAAGGAATACATCTAGAAGTCGTCTCTCTCCACGGCAATCCACATAACGCACATCATCACGAGTGTTGTTGTACTCACCAACACCAAAAACAAAGTATCTGCCATTGACTGAAACTGTGATAGCAGTCACAGGTTGGTTTGCCAGTTCTGGATCGGGAAACCCTTCTTCACTGCCAACCTCGATATCGATGTTTGCCACCTTCACTACGTCTGGATCAAACTCCTTTCCGTAGTGTTCGTTGAGACATGCGTATGCCCAATTGGTTGAACCATAGATTTTAAAGTTGTCCACATCCTCGTAGCGCGACACAAAGTCTCGTGCCTCTTTGATCGAACCCAACTCCATCGGTTCGACAGGTTCTCCAAGCACCGTCTTCCAAGTCGTCGAACGACGAGACGGTACATAGAGAGTAGGTGAATAATCAATACGATCTACAATGCGACGACCATTGTCGTAACCGCGAATGAAGACCGTATCGCCTTTGCTGTAAAAGTTTGTGTAAAATCTCATCCAGTAATTATATCATAGATCTCTTTCCAGTTCAACACACGAGTGACACCCTCGCGAGTTGGGATATCGACATTGTGGGGGTGTTGAACCAATAAAGCATCCAACCCAACATTAGCACCGACTTCGGCATTTTCTGGTTTGTCTTCAACCCAATAGCAATCAGTGCCACGGTACTCTTCCAATGCTTCATCTTTATCAGCACCAGTATCGAGATAGACATACCGTTCAAACACTGTAGGACCAAACAACTCAATCAAGTTCTTTGTCCGTAGATGCTGACTGTATGGATCGTCACTGAGACTTGTAATCGCATGGAACACATACCCGTGTTCTTCGTGCAACTTCTTCACATACTTGATTGCATCACGCAGTGGAGGAAGTTTCCGTATCCAAGCACTCTCGTTGAACATCCGAGTCAACCGCTTTCCTTCAGCACGATCAACACCGTACCGTTCGTTGACTTTGTATTCGTTTTCCAATCCCTCAACGACTTTGTATCCATGCCGTGTCATCCACGCATGGAATGCGTATTCCCAATCGAGGAGTACCCCGTCACAATCGACGAGGATGGTTTTTTCTTTAATAGCGTATGTCATTATATTCCTTTCATCATAAGTAGTTAGCACCTGTCCATTGGACTCGTGTGTTATCGAGGTCAAAGATATTGCCTCGTGCTTTGTTTCGTGCAGGTTTGTTGTATCCTGCCGCCATCAGAATGTCGCCTTTCTCAAAGAGTTTGTCATCGTCAGTCGCGACAATGAAACCCCAAGCACTGCGGTTCTGAAGGACTTTGACGTACTTGCGACCTTCGGCAAACTCAATGCCTTCTTCATACTCTGCCATCATTCGCAGATTGGTTTCGCTCAACTCGCCTTTGGCAACGCGGTTAGTCCAATCGTTGTAGTCAGCAATCATACGGTCTTTAAGGTTTTGAAGTGCTTCTTTCATAATGTTCTCTCTTCTCTCAATCAACATAGGTATTATATCAAACTGAGAGAAGAAAGCAACACTTATTTCAATCTTTTTTTATATTTTTTTCCTGTTTAGAATCAACAGGTTGGAAGGTATTTGTAACAGCAGTATCACATGTCATGCAACACTCGTCTGTTCCGCACTTATCGTGCTTGTTGAAAATACGATCAAAGTTCTCAGCATATGCTTGATGATCGAACCCTGATCTAGGGGCATCTCCTTTGCCCCCATGCCATTTAGAAGACATTAAAAATCCTCGTCCAGATTGATATTAAAAGATACAATGGTTTTTCTCAAACCCTCTGAAATAGGAGGCGAGCGATGTATCAATCCTGAGTTAAAAATGATGACATCTCCCTCGCTCACATCAATAGAAAATGTTTCTTTTGAAACTGGATAAACGAATTCGGGTTTTGGCGAACCCTTCGGGAACTCTAGATAATACACTCCAACAAAATTTGCAAGGTGTAGATGCCAATCATGAGTGGAATTATTTTCATACTGCTGAAACCAAATGTTAGAAACATAACCTTTTTTATAACCTAAAAAAAGCATTACGTCACTAATGATTTTTCCCAAATAGGGATTCAAATGTTTATGCCAATCTCCAAAATCATCACTTTCACTATAGTTGGTTTTAGAAATAGTTTGATAACCACCACAGTCGACATTGTTTATCTCACACAAAACATTGTCTTTAATTACACTGTGCGCTTTTAAATTTGTCTTTACTATAGGAATGTCGACTGGAATAGTTTCAAACATTAAGCATTGATTCCTTCAGAGTAAACAGTCTTACCATCTACACGGGATGCAGTCAGAATTGACTTACGGTTGTCACCATCTGCCTTGTATGATACATGCACCCAACCAGAGTCTGGAATACCCGGTGTGTAGAACTCAAGGATCACTTGATCAAAGTCTAGGTTCTCGACAATCCAGTTAGCGAGATCAGCATTTGCTACTCCCGGTACTTCGATGTCTGCCGCTTCTCCTTTGCAGTGTTGGGACTTACTGCTTCCACCAACAGCATCATTAAGAGCAGGGGAACGATACCCGGAATTAATAACAGTAGGACCAAAATGGTCACGAACTGGTTGAACAACATTTTCAAAGAGTGCGACTGCCGCATCCATGTGTTCTCCTTCTGGAGTATTGTCAATGCCTTTGCGTTCCGCAGTTTGTGATTTAGTGAATTCTGCGAGTGAAAAGTTCTTAGAAAGTTTCATAAAAGTCTCCTATGGTTTTACTTCATCTAAAAAGAAAAGAATGCATAATCTTGAGTTTTCGTGACTATCACCAAAAAATGATGTAGCACTATGCCAATATTCTGCGGGATATGCAATAAGTCTATTATACACATTTCCCAAAGAAATGTCTACCTCTTTATCTTCGGTGTAAAGTGTTGTGCCTGATTCTATTGGGGCATTCGGTGTTAAAAATATGATTGCAGTATACAATCCGTAATCTTTATGGGGTCTAGAGTTAATCCATTTTTCGTCCAACATATCTTTTTCTTGAGTTATATGGAATCGAGTATCTGCGGAACAACCACTTGGATAAAATCCATAAATTTCTTTTACGATTTGTTTGCAAAGATGGACATGCAAATCAAAATCAAGATCAACTATCGGTTCTGAACGCACTCCTTCAAAATGACCTTCGGGATCTCTTCTCTTGTATGTTTGCTTTAGAGCAAACTTTCTGATCTCATCTGGGTCTTCAAAAAAATTATCGACGGTGATAGTTTTCATAATAATCCAATTTAAAAGGGGACTTGCGTCCCCTCTATTTATTTAATGTCAATTTGCTTACGCTGTGACTCTGGAATGAGTCGCTCTAAAGTGATTCGGAGTAAACCGTTAATCATCTCTGCGTTCTGGACTTCGACAGAATCGTTGAGCGTGAACATGCGAGTGAATGGACGCAGTGCCAACCCTTGATACAGAGTGTCAACATCTTTATCATCATTCTCTGCATTTCCCTTGACGACCAGTTTATCGCCTTCCGTTTCGATAGTAACATCGGACTTACCGAATCCTGCGACTGCCATTTCGATGACATAAGTGTTCTCCGCAGTTTTCTTAATATTGAACGGGGGGTAGTTAGGAATGTTCTTTGTTGCTTGATCGTGAAATTTTTGCATTTCATCAAACATTTTGTCGTAACCGACAAAGAATTGATCAAACCCTTTAGGGAATGTTATACCAAATTTTTCAATTGCACCCATAGTGCTTCTCCTTTTTCAGCGAGTTAAAGTACGCACACCCTTTTGGCATGTGCATCTTTATTTATATCACAAACCTAGCACTGATGTCAAGTCTGGTTGAAAATAATTTCTACCCTTTAAGACTTTACCGTCTTCGCGGTATATCGGTTTCCCGTCCTCTCCCAACTTGGACATATTAGATGCTTGGACTTCTTCAAAGCATTTGTCGAGATCGATGCCAAAAGCATGACCTGCCCCATAGGTGACATATAAGATATCTGTGAGTGCATCTGCTACCTCTACAATATCGGCATTGCCGATTGCTTCTCGTAACTCACCCAACTCCTCTTGAATGAGTTCCAACCTTAGTGCTATCGTCTCGTTGTCAGGAAACTCAGGTTCCGTCTTGACTTCTTGACCGAACTTCTCCATGAAGTCCCCAACCATTTCAAAATTACTGTACATCATTTACCTTGTCATCGCTTTTATTAAAAACAAATTTGCCTTTTTTTGCATCAACAACTTCAAATACAAAAAAGTTCATAGTTAATCTGCCGTCAAACAAATCTTCACCAAAAAAATCTTCTATCGCATGTCTGTAGAAATTGCTATCAAAGATGACCATTTTGTTATACTCGTTTTGGATGCAATCTATCTGATTATTATGATAAATCATTAACCCACTATTGGGTTTAGGAAAAGGAGTTAGATAAAGAATTCCGGTGTGTAGTGCCTGATCTATATGGATTCTTTGAGCAACATCTTTAAAAACCATTTCATTTTTATCTTGAACACGATTTACATGAAATGTCAATGAACCAGAAAAACTTTCAACATCAGAATACCCGTATGCTTCTAACATTGCTTTTCCCATACTCTCATACAAAAGAGGATCAAATTCGCTCAAACAAGATGTTCGCAACCCTTCATACTGGGTACTCTCATCTCTCCCCCCAAACTTCATACCTAAAGCATAGTGTCGTAACTTTCGGGAATCTTCGTAATCAAGAAAATTATTTACGACTACTATTTTATTACTCATCATAAAAACCTTATCAATCTAAACTTTTTTTCCAATATTGTATTTAGCAACCAAATTCCATTCATTCTTCTCGCGATGGGGTAAAACTTTAATTTGCGAGAGAGGAGCAACTGGATCGGAACTTCTTTGCGGATTTACTAACTCAACTAATCCCCACTCTGCTAATAGGTTTGCAATAGTATTTCTTCGTGACTGATCAGTCATGTCAAAGTTGCTTGGTTTGCCATCTAAGGCAAACAGTTCCTTAAAATGAACGATGTAATACCGCCCTTGCTTATGAAGGATGTGACACGACTGATAGATCGTTTTGTCTTTTCGTGATGCGACACCGATACGAGTCAAGGTCTCACGGATCTTGAGAAAATCGTCGTCAGTTTTGATACGAATCTCAACGAGGGATTCAAGCATTTCTTCCACCTTTTTCAAGTCTTTTTCTTATCAGAAGAATCTGTTCATGAGTCAATGTGGTGAGTGCTTGCAATGCTTTAGAGTCGCCATAACCAAAGTATTCTTTGATAGCGGCAAGGTCACCATGATCTTCTTTCTTATCCCACTTCGCGAACCGCTTTTTGGGTCTCACACTATTTAGTAAAAACTCATATTGCAGTGCATTGTCTAGGTCAGACCTTTGGTTCATCTCGTTAGCAAGACCGACTGTATCATGGTGATACGATAAAGCACGATTGGTGAGGAAAGGACTGTATCCTTTCTCTGCCAATTGATCGTTCTCAGTTCCTCGCATGAGGTTTTTCTTGGTTTGATTGATGGAGTTTACATAGTCAAATGGATTACTCATTCCATTCCACCTCTACCATCAACTCAGTCAGCATTGCCATCAGATTGATCTCTTGATCAACGACAAACGCAGACTTGTATTGATAGTCTGCCAGAGTCACTACGACTTGTGGAATACTTTGTGGTTGAACATACTCACTCATCGAGTCGTAGAGTTTGCGAAAGATTGCTGATGTGTCGCCATCCACATTCTGTGCTACCCACTTACGAACATTGGTGAATTCTTTGTTGCGGAGTCCATCGATGAGTTGCTTGATATTGACATCTTCAAAGTTGACGAGGATGCCCGCATCAATCTTGCCAGTGACAGAGTAGCGTTGTAGTTCGTTGAGCACACGACGATTGTCTGGAAAAAACTTCTTGACAACCTCTGCGACTACCTTGTTGTCATACTCGATGTTCTCTTTCTCAAGAATCTCTTTGGATCGCTTGTACATCTGTGATGCCATTGTGGTTCGTTCTTCTTTTGGAAGTTTGAACTCGATGACAGAACAGCGAGAGTGTAGTGGTGCGATGATCTTATTGACAAAGTTACACGTTAGGATGAACCCACAGTTACGAGAATACTCTTCCATAAAGTTACGCAGTGCAGGTTGCACCGTGTCGGCATTCAGATAGTCTGCCTCATCGAGAATGACATACTTGCGACCACCACTCAGCGACACCGATGATGCAAAGTTCTTGATCTTCGTTCTAAGGGTATCGATGAGTCGCCCCTCATCGGAACCATTGATGACAATATAATCGCAACCCAATTCTTCAAGGATTGCTTTAGCAACCGTAGTCTTACCAATACCCGCAGAACCCGATAGTAAGAGATTCGGTACATTACCTTGCTCCACAAAGGTCTGAAATGTTTTCTGTAACTCAGACGGTAGGATTGTCGTTGCTACAGTTTTGGGGCGGTACTTCTCCACCCACAGAAAGTCTTCGCGCATGGTCTCTCCATAATATAGTATTGACTTAGATTATATCAGATTTCTTCAAATCTTTCAATCGGGAAGTCTTCTCTTCAATTGTCGAGAACAATAAGTCAGACAAACTGCGTCTTGCTCTCAACCTTTTCATATCATCATCAGAGTCATAGAATTCTGCTAAGTTGGCATGAAAGGACGATTTGATCTTTTCGATCTTTCGTTTCTCTTCATGAATTGAACTTTTAAGTCTCTCTATGATCTCTTTCTTATCTTCAGTGCTTTTTTCTCGATAAGAATTTTCAAAGTCTGGATCAACGATCTCTAAGATTGTTTCAAGAGTATCGTAGTCTTTGTTCTTATATGCCTCTTGTGCATCCTTGAACTCTTCGATAAACGCATCCCCAACTTTGTCGGGGTGCGTGTACTTAGCAATCTTATGAAAGGCAGATTTTATCTCTTTGTCCGAAATTTCACATGAAACATCTTCGACTTCATCTTCGACGACACCTTGTGCCGCTTCCTCGACTCTGATCTCAGCATCCAAAGATTTTATCTCATCGGATAAATCCTTGAAGTTTTCTTCGATGATAGACTCTACCTTTTCATCGACAGACTTTTTCAGATCGTCGCACTGCTTTCTCAACTGAGACAGTTTCTTCCTATACGAAAGAATATCATCCGATGAGTCTTTGAGCGCAACTAAGTCCATCGACTATTTATTGAATTGCGTATATGTCTCGACCTTCAGTATAAACGATATATCCTTGAGACTCAAGCATTCTTTTCATGTTAATATCATCGATGTGTTGATGTTCAAGTTTGATGAATGTTGGTTTTATTCTCCATGAGTAGGACTCAATAATATTTGTCTCATGTCCCTCTACATCAAGTTTCAAGTAGTCTATTCTTTGTATGCCATGCTGATCAATCAAAGAGTCAAGGGTAACGCAAGGCAACTTATACTTACCTTTCACATGTTTTTGGTTTTCTCGCATCTCAAGAAGTTTAGTCCCTTTATGATTTGTGCTTGCAACATGAGAAATTCCTTTAACCCAATCATCTCCTTCAGAGACATAAAAATCAATCTCACCATCATAATCACTGACAACAGTATTAATAACTGTGAGATTTTCATGAGTAGGCAAAGATAAAGCAATCTCAGAGACTGCCTCTACCATAATCCCACTCCAACCATTTTCTAATAGGGGAAAGCAAGTATCAAAATCGCAAGAACCTATCTCAAGGAAAAACTTACTCAAAAGTTGAACCTGCTTCTGTTGCAACCCAATACTGAACGCTATCGCTCTCAAAGTGTGCGATGCCAGACTTAGAGATACTCAGCGTGTAGTCGTTTGGAATGAACTTGAGGTTCTCGATCTTGAAAATGAACTTAAACGATGCATCAGTGTCTGTATCAGACGAGATTGCGAACTCGTTTGACGATGGGTTTTTGGTGTCAGTGGCAACCAACGAGACTTTGCCATCGCGATTCGTGACAACAACTTCTGGTAGTCCCAACTGGTTTGCACCATTGAGAATCTGACGATAGTTTGCCTTGCTCATTTCAAACTGAACTTCCACTGAAGGGAGTTCGATGTTCTTCTCTGGAGGCGTGGTGATCATTGATGGATCAGCATAGGTGTAGTTTGCCTTTGATGAACCCTCTTTAAGAGTCACTTGGCGATCACCAAAGTCAAAGTCTGCTTCTTCAAACAGAGACGACAGTCCTAGAAACTGGTTCAACTCATAGATTGCAAAATCCACAGGGAATGCCTCTGGCACTGTTGCTTGTGCCAGAATGGTCTTTTGCTCTGAGACGGTACGAATCGTACTGCCCCTCTTAAATGCCAATGACTGA